CCCAGATGCAACAGGCGTACCACTACAAGGTAGTCGTATCATTCAGTGGGGTTGGAATCCAGTAGGATTGAACGATCCTTTTAACTTAGAAGTAAACCAATTGGTTGCCGTGTCTGCAGTCGGTACAGTGACCGTAACAACCACATAGGAGAATTAAAATGGCTTTCAAATCAGGTGCTAATGGCGTACAGAAAAAAGGTAAAACAAAAGGTAAACAATTAGGTATCGACGGTGCAAAGATGCCAGTTGATGGTGGCGTTGCTAAAGGTAACAAAGCAAGCACAGTAACAACAGGCGCTATGAAATCAATGGGCCGTAACTTAGCTCGCGCTGCTAACCAAAAGGGCTAATCATGTCAGAATATAAACAACCAGTAAACGTACCAACACCTAACCTTAGCTGGGACACAGATCCAAATACAGTTAAAGCTGGTGATATGGGTAAAAACACAGGTACGCCACGCGTAAGTATGGGCAACCCAAACCGTAATGAAGTTAAGACTTCAGGTATTGTACAACGTGGCGCAGGTGCAGCTACTAAAGGCAAGACATCACGCGGTCCAATGGCATAAGGTAGAGCATGAACTATACCCAGTTAGTTGACGAGATTCAAAGTTATACGGAAAACCAATTCCAGACTGCGGATATTGACACGTTCATTCAGCAAGCGGAACAGCGCATTTATAATAGTGTGCAGCTACCTGCTCTGCGTAAAAACGTAACTGGGAATGTAACAGCAAACAATAAATATTTAAGTTCGCCTACGGATTGGTTAGCTACGTTTTCATTAGCTGTGATAGATGCATCGGGCAACTACACTTACTTATTAGATAAAGACGTTAACTTTATTAGGGCTTCATACCCAGCGCCTACATCTACAGGGTTACCTGAATACTATGCCTTATTTGACCAAAATACATTCATACTGGGACCGACACCCGATTCAGCTTATAGTATGGAGCTCCATTACTATTACTATCCTACTTCTATCGTTACTGCTGGTACTACTTGGCTTGGCGACAATTTTGATTCCGCTTTACTGTATGGGTCTTTGTTGGAAGCATATACGTATATGAAGGGGGAAGCAGATGTCATTGCCGGGTATCAAAAACGCTACGATGATGCAATGTTCTTACTCAAACAGTTGGGTGATGGTAAAAATAGACGTGATTCATACCGTAATGGTCAAGTACGTGTTCCAGTAGTTTAAATTAATTAGGAGTTTAATATGGCAATTTCACAAGCAATGTGCACAAGCTTTAAGGTTCAGCTACTTAGCGGCGCACAGAATTTTAATACAGGTACAACAAAGGTTTATAAAATCGCGTTGTATACATCAGCAGCAACACTAGGTGCAACTACAACTACGTACTCAGGTACTACAAACGAAGTAGCTTCTGGCGGTGGATATACAACAGGTGGTAACACACTAACCGTCTCTCAAATCCCTACGTCAACAGGTACAACAGCGTTTATTGACTTTGCAGATGTAACTTGGACTACAGCGACTATCACTGCACGTGGCGCATTAATCTATAACAGCACAGACGACACAGCCGTTGCGGTACTAGACTTTGGTTCAGATAAAACGTCTACATCAGGTGACTTTACAATCATTATGCCTACAGCAGACGCAACAAACGCTATTATCCGTATCGCTTAATTAGGAGTCACAGATGGCTCTAGTGCTGAAAGACCGGATTAAAGAGACCTCAGTATCGACTGGTACTGGGGCAATTGCGCTGGATGGCGCTACAGGTGCATATCAAGCATTTAGTACGATTGGTAACGGCAATACAACCTATTATTGCATAGCCGGGCAGACCACTGGCGAGTGGGAAGTGGGTATTGGTACATACACCACGGCTACTGATACCTTATCACGCGATACTATTCTTTCCTCGTCTAACAGCAATACAATCGTTACATTCTCTGCCGGTACTAAAGATGTATTCATTACATACCCTTCAGAAAAAGCAATATATGAAGATGCAGTAGGATACTCAAACATTCCAGTTACTATTGGTACAACTCCCATTAAGCTAGGGGAAACTTCTCTTACTTTAGGTGGTTTGACTTCCGTTGCGGTTACACAAAACCCGCTTACTGCCTTGCAGCTGGCAACTAAACAATATGTAGATGACCTTGTAGCATCAGGAATACACTTTCACCAGCCGGTACGTGTAGAGGCGCCCCTTAACTTAAACGCAACTTATAACAACGGTTCTTCAGGTGTAGGTGCTACGCTTACTAATGCAGGGACTCAAGTGGCTTTGGTTATTGATGGGGTTACGTTGAGTGTAGCTGACCGGGTATTGGTGTATGAGCAAACAAATCAAACGCAAAACGGTGTGTATGTAGTAACTAGCGTGGGTTCAGGCTCAACTAACTGGGTGCTAACTCGTTCATCTGACACAAACACTTTTGGTTTAACTAGCCCAAATACATTAGGCGAAGGCTCGACTTTCTTTGTACAGCAAGGTACTACCGGTGCGGGCGAGACATATACATGTAATACAGTAGGCACAATTGTTTTTGGTACAACTAACATTACGTTTACTCAGATTAGTGCTACTCAGATTTATTCTGCTGGCACAGGGCTTACATTAGCTGGCACACAATTTAGCATAACTAACACCGCAGTTACAGCCGCATCATATGGCGCTGCTAACAAAACACTAACTGCAACAGTCAATGCACAAGGCCAGTTAACCGCCCTAGCGGATACCAATATCGCTATTCCAATGAGCCAAGTAACAAGCGGTGTACTAGGTGCAACCCAAGGCGGTACAGGCCAAAGTTCATATTCAATTGGTGACATCCTTTATGCGGACACTACGACTTCACTAGCTAGATTGGCTGACGTTGCTGTAGGTAATGCTCTAATATCAGGTGGATTAAACGCAGCTCCAGCTTGGGGTAAAATAGCCCTTGCTTCTGCGGTGTCAGGTACACTACCTGTTGCTAATGGCGGTACAGGTGTAACTACTTCAACAGGTACAGGCGATGTGGTGTTGTCTAATAGTCCAACACTTGTAACCCCCGCTTTAGGAACCCCGGCAAGCGGCAACTTAGCTAATTGTACGTTCCCAACACTTAACCAAAACACAACTGGAACTGCAGGTAACGTAACAGGTGTGGTAGCAATAATTAACGGTGGTACAGGGGTAACAACAGCCCAAGCAGCAATGAATACATTTGCTGGTGCAACAACTTCAGGTCAATACTTACGCGGTAACGGCACTAACGTTGTAATGGCAGCGATTGTAGCTGGCGATGTTCCTACATTAAACCAAAACACGACAGGCTCTTCAGGCTCATGTACAGGTAATGCGGCGACAGCTACTTATTCAAACGCAGCAAATGCAGCGTGGGTTAGTGCTGCAATAGCATCAAGCACTTCAGGGTCTACTAACTCTGCTGAGTTTAGAAATAATGGTGGCACTGGGGATACTAACGTTGCTGCAATAGCGTTTAACTGCACAGGTGCATATTCGACATTAATGAATCTCCGTGCGGATGGCTATTTAGGCTGGGGTGGCGGGTCAGCGACTGCATGGCGCGCGTACATTAACATGGCTACTGGGGATTTCACAGCTAATGGTAACGTAACTGCGTATTCTGACCCAAGACTTAAAGAAAATATTGTTACTATCAGCAATGCATTAGATAAAGTACAAAAACTTGATGGTGTCCATTTCACATGGAAACACGGAATTGAACACAATAAAGGTAAAGAAGGTAGCGCGGACGTAGGGATATTAGCCGACCAAGTAGAAGCAATATTTCCTGAAATAGTTTCTCAAAGTATCGAGCTTGAGGGCGAGTCCTATAAAACAGTAGCGTATGATAAATTAGTCCCGGTATTGATTGAAGCAATTAAAGAATTAAAAGCAGAAGTAGATGAGCTAAAGAAGGCTAAATAATGTTTGGGTTTAGCTCATTTGCTGAAGCACCCTTTGCCGATGTAGGCGGTTCAGCTCCTAGTATTATTTTTGCATTAGGGGTAGAAGGTACTGGAGAACTAGGTACCGTAACAGTAACTGGGCAAGGGCTTGTATACCCATCATCGGTATTTGCAACGGGTGAACTAGGAACAGTAACGGTTTACCCAATATGTAATGTATTTGCAGCGGGTAATTCAGCTACAGGCTTTGTAGGCAGTGTTTCCGTAACAGGTACAGGCTTTGTTTTTCCTACAGGAGTATTTGGTACTGCTGAGTTAGGCACTGTTAATGTAACTGCAGCCTCAAATATTGATGTCACTGGAGTTGAAGTGCTTGGTGAACTTGGCGATGTAAGCGTCACGGGCACAGGTAACATTACAGTAACAGGGGTTGAAGGAACAGCGCAACTCGGAAACGTAGTAGCTTACCCAGTATGTAATGTCTTTGTAACAGGAAATTTTGCTACCGGATATGTAGGGAATGTTACAATAATAGGTAAAGGGGTGGTGTACCCAACAGGGGTTCAAGCTACCGGATATGTCGGAACTGTGCTAGTATGGGGGCAAATTCCAGACAACCAAAACCCAAATTGGGGGAATATAAACGACAGCCAAACCCCAGGTTGGGTATTGATAAACGACGGACAAACCGTAACGTGGACAAAGGTTATAACATAATGAACACTGAAAATCAAAATCAAGAACAAATAGAATTAGAATTAGAAATCCCAGTCCAGGCAACGGAAGAAAAACGTGATGTAGCTGTTGAAGTAACGGGGTTTCAATTAGAGTTATTTAAAGGGCTATAACTATGTCAAGTACATATTCAGATTTAAAAATCGAACTAATAGGGACCGGCGAACAGTCTGGTACTTGGGGGTCGACTACAAACGTAAACTTAGGCACAGCTCTTGAAGAAGCAATTGTAGGTCGAGCCAATGCCAACTTTGCTACTGATGCCAATTTAACGATCACGTTAACAAACACAAATGCATCTCAAGTAGCACGACACTATATTCTTGATGTGACTTCATCTATAGCTTTAACTGCCACTAGAAGCCTAATTGTCCCTACGATTGACAAACCTTACATTATTGAAAATAATACTACTGGCGCACAAGACATTTTAGTTAAAACCTCTGCGGGTACAGGCATTACGGTCCCTAATGGGTTCAAAGTGATGGTGTACTGCGATGGTACGAATGTAGTTCAAGCACAAGATTATGTTCCAGTATTAGCAGTCGGTACTTTAGCGGTTGTTACATTAGTTAATACAATCCCCGTAGCAAACGGCGGTACAGGTGCAACAACGGCTGCAAATGCTCGAACAAATTTAGGGGTAGCTATTGGAACAGACGTACCTAGCCCAACAGGTACAGGCGCTTCAGGTACTTGGGGGATTGCGATCTCAGGAAATGCAGCTACGGCTACAGCGGCTACTAGAATTACAAACGCAGGGGGGTGGAATGTAACGCCGACTGGCACAGATTTAATTTTTGCATATAATGGTACAAATGTCGGTAAATTAGATTCATCAGGTAATCTAACCGTAATTGGTAATGTAACAGCATACGGAACTATTTAATATGGCGCTTCCTTCCTCAGGGGCTTTAACCCTTGCACAAATCCAAGCCGAATTTGGTGGGTCAAACCCTGCGAGCTTGTCTGAATATTATGCTGGCGGGGCATACGTCCCTGCTGGAACTTCCGGAACATATGGAGCAGTCCCTTCAAGTGGGGCAATTTCTATTCGAAATTTTTATGGTACTGCACAACGCGTTAATATTAGCTATACATTTACTGGAAGCGTTGGTAATGCCTCACTAAATATTGCGGCAATTGGCGGGTATATTGCGGGATTATCAAATGTTACCGTTGTTGTTAACCCCGGAGTATATCTATATGCAACCTCAACAGGCTCTGCCGGACTATCATTGTTTGGAGGTACCACTGGAGATACACTAACACTGGTTAATTATGGGTACATAATGGGGCAAGGCGGGGCAGGTGGTAATGGATTTACTCCATCAGGTGCTGGTGCAGGTGGCCCTGCGTTAAGCATTGGACGTAGTTTGACTATTAATAACACCTATGGTGCAGCATTTATTGCTGGCGGCGGCGGTGGCGGGGCATCTCGAAACACTGCTGGTTCGGGCGGTGGTGGTGGTGGTGCTGGCGGTGGCGGTGGTGGTCCCGGTAGAACAGGTGGTACACTTAATGCGGGTGGTGGCGGTGGTGGCTTAGGCGGGGTAGGCGGAACTGGATCAAGAACTACATATGGTACTGGCGGCACTGGTGGAGGCTCAGGTGGTGGCGGTGGTACATATGGACAAAATGCTAAAGGTATATCAGGTGGTGCTGCTGGTGGCGGTGGTGGTGGACGTATATTGCCGGGTACTGGCGGTAGCCCAAATGGGGGCACTGCTAATGCTGCTGGTGGGTCAACAGGTACAACACTTAATGCTGCTGGTGGCGGGGGGTGGGGCGCTGCTGGGGGGAATACAACTGGTACTCAACCTCTTTCAGGCGGCGCTGGCGGACGAGCAGTTCAGCTTAACGGGAATTCAGTGGCTTGGGTAAGTGGAGATACTACTAGAGTTTACGGCGCAGTATCATAAATAACGGAGTTAATATGCAATATAATGTTCATAACCCTTTTACAGGGGAAAATACAAAATGTGAGACGCTTGAAGAAGCGGGTAGTCTAACGACAACACTCATAAATAAGTTTATATCGGAGCACAATTTAGTAGTCAATGTTATTGATGTACTAAGTAATGGGGATGAAACATGGGTACCGGCACCTATTAATAACCTAACATCAAACGATATTCAATTATTAGGACAAGACCCTAATTTAACTGAAGAGCAAAAGTTAGCTTGGATTTTACAAGAACGTGATGTTCGTTTAGCTGCTAGTGATTGGACGCAGTTACCTGATGTTATTGCATTGCATGATGATGTCTGGTTGACTAATTGGCGTGTATATAGACAAGCATTACGAAATTTACCCGATACACTTGATATAAATAACCCTGTATACCCAGTACCACCTTTGTAATGTATGTATTAAAAAAAGCTGATACCCCTGAAGAAAAAGAACTAGTCATAACGACTATGGGTAAAGCGGGGCAACATATTGCGGATCATGCTTGGGGATTTTGGGAAGGTGATGTTTGTATCGGTGGGATTAATTTATATAATCTCAACAACTTTATGGCAACTGAGAATTTTTCAATTGAAATAACAGTGCCGCCTTCATTTGCGTTGGGGTTACTTGGATATTCAGCATTGGTTGAAGCAACCAAGATTAAACCTAGATTATTAGCAAAAGTAGCGATTGATAACTACACTTCTAGAAAAGGTGCTAGGCAGCTGGGGTTTAGAAAGCTATATACAAAAGATGGGTACGAGTTTCTAGAGTTAAATAATATAACAGACACCATGCATAAACGATGGGGTAAATATGTACAAAGTAGTTCCTGACTTTATCTCTGATGACGAGCAGACTTTTTTAAAAGATTTAGTATCACAGTATATTGCTAAATCAAACGGTAACTTGCGTTCCTATGCAGACCACGAACAGCATCATAATTCAGTCAACGGACGTAACACAGAACCTATTTTCTTCTTCTCAATAGTAGAGGAATTAAAGACTAACACCCGTTTACAAGATATTGTAAGACGTATGCAGAAAGCTGCTGGGGTACCTGAAGAAAACCCTAATACACATTTTAACTGGGTTATAAGCGTTGCCCCACGCGGTACTGAAGTAATGAATCATACTGACCCGTTAGATGCGGGACGGA